GTTTCCCAGTCACGATCGCAGTGTGAAAACGTGCAGGGAACTGCCACTCGGACGAATCAGAGCTTAGGTCTGCTGAATACTCCGTATAGTAGAAATAAATCGTCTTCGCGCTGTAATTCTCCCCCGCAAGGTGGAGATTACCCGCATTCAGGTCAATGAAGTACCCAAATGGCTCATTTTTCTTAGAAATGAGGTCATCGAATGCCACTTTCACGTAATCGTAGTTCCCATCGCTCTCCACAACACGCACATCTCGTGCAAAACGGGTGGGGAGTGTACCGATAGCCGTAGAAAACGTGCCTGCGGAGACGTTATAGGTCGTCTCTTTCTTCAATTTCTCCCACAACCGGGTGTCCTCGATCTCATTCATGGCGTCATTGACCAATTGGATCTCAAGATCCTCGTCGAGGCTGTCTTCGACGTAGTTGCGGAACTTAGTGATGATTTCTGCTCGTGTCATAGTTATGTGCTCATCCCAGCCCCCGGAAGAGGCTGAGTAAACTCACAATTTACGCGATTGTGCAGCCGTTGTTTGCGACGATGATCCATCCACCGCCACCCCATACGAGTGTCAATGAGTCCCCAACATCGTTAAACGTAGCTGTACTGAATCCTGTAGCGTTGTCTGGTGTCAACGTTCCGTCTCCACCGTCTGCAACCATGACCATTACCTTGATCTGACCACCTGCGAGACCGTCACCAATGGTGAGGGCATCCGCTCCGGTCGTCGTGATAGCGGTAAGGGACGTGCTGCGGCTAATCACACCTGCGCCACTGATTGAATCAGTCCCGAGGTAGAGCTGCGCGTCTACTGTAAAGTTACCTGTCGTGTTTGTGTCAGCGCTGAACGTTACGTTCTGCGAGAATGTCTGTGCATCCGTGAACGCAATAGCGTTTGCGGAAATGTTTGTTGCCGTAAGGGTGCCATTCACCTTTACCGCACGGTTGTATACCTTTGACATATTTGTCTCTTATTCCTGTTATTTAGGAGAGAGGGGGAGGTTGCCCTCCCCTCTTACCGACTAGATCTGTTTAGACCCAGCTTGAGCTGTCGATCTGCACGTCAACGAGTGCGTTTGCACCCTCTGTGAAGGTCTTCTTTCCGTAAAGCGCGAATGGCTTGACGTATGTTCCCAACTGCTTAGGGATGTCAGAAGTGCGAACCTGCACCTTCTCCTGCAACACCATGTCAACAGCACCCTTCTGTCCGAACATCTGGTGTGAGATCTGTGAAGTCCATCCATCACCACCGGCGGTGAGGTTGGTTGATACAACAACGAATCCGTAACCTTCTGCTGCGACTGTAAGCGTGTCTGCTGCGTCATCGTTCGTAGCAGAGATGCGACGTACGAGGTTCAAGTCAGAAGCTGATAGAGCAACCTGGTTTGAGCTAGTCGTTGAAGGATCGTTGATGAATGCAGCGAGCGTTGCACGAGTCGTGTCGACGTCTCCACCAATCAATACGTTTCCAGCGGTAGAACCGATAGAAGAAACAAATGTGAACGTTACGCCGTTGATAACGATCGTGTCTCCGTTCGTTGGGTTCGTAGCGAGCCCGAGAACACCGGTCCAGTAACCGTTTGTCGTAACGAAGTTGTCGAATCCGAAGTAAGTGCTCTTGTAAGCGTTCTTACCTGTCATGTCTCCGTCAACAGTCTCGCGACCTGCGAGAGCGTAGGTCAACTGCTCCTGGAAGTAAGGGTTCAAGTTAGCGAATCCTGCTGATCCACCTGGCTTCATGTTTCCTGCCTCTGGGCGAGGGTCCATTGCTCCAACGATGTTCACGTCCTTGAGCTGGAGCTTGCGCTGTGCAGCTGCAAAGATCTGGAGAACGTTCGTAGAGTCGAGCGTGATAGGGCTTCCTGCGCTTCCACCGACGTCACCTGCGTCAACAGTAGACGTAGCGTTAGCAACCTCTGCGAGGTAGTCAGCGTCTACGTGCTTGTTGATCGCGCGCATTCCGTCGTTAGCAAGGCGCTGCTGGAGTGCGTAGTTGCTCTGTACCTTGTCGAGATCATCGACGTGCAAGAGGATGAACGGTGTCTGGTTGACCGTGAGGGTCTCGTTAGCCATCGTGTAGTCCTGCTCGCTTCCGTCTGTGCCACGTGAGTAGCTGTCAGCGTAAAGGCGTCCGAATGTTGGGCGTACTACAGCTTCTCCGCTTGAGAGAACTGCACGCTCTTCCATGGAAGCCTGCGCCATGAATACAGGTGTGCTGTAACGCGTAACCTGCATGCGATTCGAGAACTGTGTCTCGAAAGTGTTTGTATTAGCCATACTTTAGTTGATGTATTGAGAATGTTTTCCTGTGAGCCACTTCGTGTACCGCACGAATGTTGGAAAGTCCCTATCTGCGAGTGCGTTCTCTTCCTCTGGTGACAAGACAGTGAATTCCTGAATGTCTGTGGCCGGCGGCCCGGAAGTTTCTGCTGACAGTTGGTTCTTAAAGGTGAATTCATCCGCTTTTACACGGTAAATGTCCTCGATACGGTATGTATTGAAGCCCTCAGTGAATGCGAGCCCTGAAATAGCGTCCTTCACGTCTCGGATATGCTCCTGAGTTGCCCCAGGGTGCTTTGCGAGAATCATTGGGACCACTTTTTCGTCGAACTCTGCTGCCACCTGCCGACGGTGGTCTTCTAGTTCCCGTTCCTGCAAGATTGCGTCGTACTTGCTCAGGTCTGGGGTGTTAGGCGTTGGTAACTCTGCTTTGAAAGCCTCTAGGAGATCTTTCGCCGCATCGTATTCAAGCCCGTGCTTTTCGGCTGCCTCACGGATGGCGTCACGCTTCTGTTCACTCGTTGGAGCTTCGGTCTGCTGTGACTTCATCTCGGCCAGCTTCGCATCGTATTCGGCGCGAGCTTCCTCGCGGGCCTTCTCTACGGCGCGTTGCTTTTCTTTCTGGGCCTTCACTACAGGCATGGTGTACACCTTGCGCTCTACGGGAGCTGGGGCTTCCACCTCTGCTTCTTTCACTTCTGGCTCCTGCTGTGGTTGTACGGCCTCAGCTGGTGCTTCTGTGGTTTTCTCTACAGTAGTTGGCTCTACTGGAACGTTTTCGTCCTGTTCAGGGACAACAGTCTCTTGAGACATAAAGATGGTTTTTAGTGCTTGACTGCACGTTAAAAGGTTTGTTGTGCGCTTCCACGCATGCCCTTTCAAAATAGAAAGAGCCATGTCACTGATGACACGGCTCGAGCTACTAATGATTGCCCCAGGGAAAGAAAGCAACCATTAGTAGCTTGTACAGTGCCACCAATGGAGTTTCCCTGAGTATTGTAAAAGAACTAGCTTCTTGAACTGACGTAGAACTCTGCAAGCTCACGGGCTTTGTCACCGTGAAGCTCCGCAGTGTACGCACGGACGAATGTCTTTGTGCCACGTGGTGTCACTTTAAAGACGCGACTCTCTCCCTCGCTGTGCTCGATAGTATAAGTATACCCTACTGCATCGCGTCGCACTAACGAGGCGCTTGGGACGATGATCCCGGAAGGCTTTCGCACACCCCCTTCAACGTGTACACCACCCTGCTCTACCAAGTCTTCAAGCTCGATAGCTTCCTTGATCTCAAGTTCCTCAATCACCGCCTCTTCCGTCTTGCCCTCAAACACATCGGCAGGTGCGGACTCCTCTAGGAGCTTCTCAAGTGTTGCCGTACGTGTCTGCGGTGCAAACTCTACGCCACGCTCTGTGAGCACGGCCTTGATTTCGTCTCTAGTCATAGGTTATTCGTCTTTTTTAGCTTCTATTTTCTTTTTAGCGTGGTCAACATAGTGGAACATCCCCATGATCTCGCTGCGGCGTCCAAATAGGTTCGCGCGTTCCACCTCTGACATTTCTTCCTGGTGGAGTAGCTTCCCCTCGATCGCGTCCCGTTCCTCCCCCATCTTCTCCATGATGTAGGAGAATCCGGGGTTTTCTTCCAGCGCCGCGATTACCTTTGCGATGTTGTACTCCATACTATGACGGCAACTGTGGTGTCATCTCGCCTGTCACGATCTGTGACGCGCTGGCTGTGCCCTCTGGCGTCGCTCCAGGCGTCTCAAATGGACGTGCAACGCCCGCTCGGAGCTCTGCGATACCTGGGGCACCCCCTGCTCCTACAGCGCCCTGTTCAGGCTCCCCTTCCTGTGGGATTGCCTGGTCAACAGCTTGCATCGCGGTCATCTTGCGCAACTGCGACTGTTGGTTACGGATGACGATCGGCTGGTGTGCCTGGACCATATCTAGCAGACGGTCATGTTGCTTCTTCATTGTCTTGTCTACGCCCTTCTCTTCACCCTTCGCGTTTACCTTCACGTAGTCGAGGGTCTTTGCGTAGTCTAGGAGACGCTCGATGAACACGAGGTTCGCGTTCTGGTTCAAGCGCGTTGGCTCGTCCAATAGGATTGCCTGGATCATTGTGTCTGCTTCCTCAAGCGTGTCTCGATCCTTGATGTCACCCTTCTCGATAGCTGACTCGATATCGTCTTGGCTTACGTCTGCGTCTCGGAGGCGTGTTCGGATCACCCACGATGCATTCATCTGCTCAGGATACTGCTGTGCAAGTTCCTTGATAGCGGTGGCGCGTCGTTCTGCTTCAATCGCGCTCAACTCATCCGATGCGGAGCCTCCTGAAACGATAACGTCATCTACATCATCTACATCCTTCAACTCTGTTGCGTCCAGCTGTTGCAATCGTACGCCGCCTTTCCCTAACATCTCGATCTGCTTAGGCTTGCTGAGGTGCTGCTTGAGACCCCAGAAGAACCGATATCCCTTCTCTGCATAACTCTCTGAATAGGCTTTGTTCACGATACCCAATCGGTCTGCCTCTTGCTGTAGCTGTCCGTAGAAGATGCCCACCTTTGCGTCCTTCTCATCAATTCCCGGCTCCAGGACACCTGTTTTAGTGCTTAGCGTGTTGTCCAGGTACTGCACGATGTCTAGCGTCGTGCGACTTTCCGGCGTTGGGAGGGCTTGCACAACCGGCGGTCGCCCTGGCTTCCCGATAATCAGGCCGTCAGGGATGTACTCCATGAGGTCATTGATGTCGTCTACCGATCCCGGGTCAACGAGACGCTGAGGACGTACACGCCGCTTCTCGTTCTCTAGCGTGTTGTTCAGAAGGAAGCGCATCCCCTCTGTAATTGGGTATCCGTCGTCGGCGTAGGACTTTGACCAGAAAGAGTACTCATCGTAATGAGTTGCCCATGAAACGTAAGGAGTCTTACCGTTATCAAATACGTCCTCAAGCTTCTCTGCGCGTACCCAAACCTTCAAAGACGGGTCGAAGAGTAGGAAGTACCACTCGTCGTTGTATCGCATCACCCATTGCGCAAGCATAGCGCCCTTCTGCCCCATGAATGAGGTTTGTTCTGGGTCTACCCCTGTTGAACGCATGCGATCGTATTCGTTGTCGCGTACCTGCTCCTCCTTGTCGTTCTCGGTCTTGGATGCGGCGGTTTGAAGGAGGGCTACTTGTTCTGCGTTATACCACCCCATCTTTGCCCCCTCCTTGAGAGACACGAAACTCTTAAAAATGTTCACCTCACCGTGATAGTTGCTGTCTGCAAGGTTGCCGCGGGTTGGGTCTGCTACGAAATTAAAAGGGTCCACTACATCGTAGTGGCTCTGATACTCCCCCTTAATACTTGAAGCGTAAACCTTCGAGATCCCCCGACCAAAAAACAGGGCGATCTTCTTCTCGGCGCGGTCTTTACGATCCCACGCTGCACGCATCGAGGTCTTCTCCATCTCCCATGCTGCCTCTATCTTCTCTGAAAGGGACTGCTTATTGGGGACCTTGAACGTTACACGTGGTGGGTTGTCGATCTTTGACTGAACCTGGTCAATATAGCCAGAAAGGAAGGGAAACGGGATATTAAACACGTTATCCGCGCTGACTTCTGTCTGGTTGTTGTAGGAATCAATGTAGACGCGGACCTGATCCATTCGTTGTCGTTTTGCGTCTAGCCCTTTTGTCAGCTGATCGCTGGCGATGCGGACGAGCTTATCCGCGATTGTTTTGTTGAGCATAGAACTCAGTGCATGTATTCATCATATTCCCTGTATTCTGAATAAACATGTGTACAGTATAACACGCGCTAACCCCACCGGGTGATCTTTACGTGTTGTTTCTTGGGCCTACGGCTCATTTGAGAGTCCTTATACTCCGCGTGGCCCACTGCTAGATAGCGGAATGCGTCCGCCCCGTGCGAACTCCAGTCGTGTTCCGGGTGGCTCTTATACGTCTCCCGTTTGTCGTCGTAGCTCTTGTGATAGAACTTCAACGCGTCGATACCACGTTGGCACTTCTCTTTGTCTATGTAGCATCGCGGGATGATCTGCCGCGCTGCCTGTATCCCGTCATCTATACGCTGGTTGGACACGATAAGGAGCGGCGTCAGTCCCAGCTTCTCCGCTGTCTCTTTGCGGCTCACACCCGTTGTAAGCTCTCTAGCCTGCCCGTCATGCGGCCAATAGTGCGCCCCGTAGCTGTAGGGCTTGTTTTTGAGCTCTGAGACGTAGTGGGGGATCCCTTCTCCCTCTGCTTCTAGGTAGTCAATGATGTGGATGTCTCTCCCAATCGTCTGCGTAAACCATATCGCCGTCGCGTCGCCTACACCAAGGTCCCACCATGTGTCTACTTGCACAGCCGGGTCGTGTGGCACGCTGGTAATGCGCTTATTTTGTTCCAGCTCGTATAGTTGCTGCCCGTAATAGCTGCCCTGTACCGACGCCTCGAACGAACAGTAATACTCCTGCTGATAGATCGCATCGTCCCCATTCTTCGCAATGATCTCCTTGCGCTCCTGCTCTAGAACCTTTTTAGAAATAGCCTTCGTGTCGTCCACTGTGAGTACAGAAACAAACCAAGACGGGTCACCTTTTGCGAACTCCAGGATATCGTACGCATGGTTCTTCCCACGCGGAGTGAAGTTGAACACCGCCCACCCTCCGTTCTCTGCTAGGATTGGCCGAATGTAGTCCCAGGCGCGTGGGTCTTGCAATGAGAACTCGGAGAACAGCACCCCGATAGGGTTTGTACCCACAATGCTGTCGATACGGTCAGAGCCGATCACCTGGAACGTGGAGCCGTTTATAAGCTCTATAAACATCTCTGTATTGTCTGTGCGCTTCCTCAACTCCTGCGGGATGTGGTCCGTGAACTTGAATCCCTCTTTGTCCATTCCATTCCAAAGGATCTTCTTTCCTTGCGTATAGGTAGGAAAGACATAGTAGTACGCCCCCACGTCCTCCAGCATCTTCTTGGCTACGATATTGATCCCTGTCTTGTCCTTTCCTGCACGGCGATGCCAAACGTAAAGCAGGCGCTTAAAACCTGAGTCAAGCGCCCGTAACAGCGGGATCTGATAGCCGCGTGGGGTGAAGTTATGAGGGATTGTCATCAGGTTAGGAACTTGCCGTGAAACATTGCGTGAAGGCCGCCGAAACAGTTGGCGCACATCTCAAGCAGCTGGATGTCGCGACACTGCTCCACTCGCACAAGTTCTGCCCCACGCGGGAACAACCGCGTGCAGAGCTTGCAGGTGTACGCCTCCTCTGCCGTGCAAAAAGAAAGCGATCCTCCGTTTAGATGTGACTTGGTCATACGATGAAGTTATGAGGGATTGTCACTTAGTCCTCCTTCGTCTCGCCGTAGTTGACCACCGTCACATTCAAATCCTTCCCATCCGCTCCCGTCACCTCTGTGCGCTCAGAATAGTGCTTTTTCCCTAACCTCTTCGCTACAAACTTTGCTGCGTCTAGGCTGCCCTCTATCAACTTGTCTTTGAGCACACCCTCCGACAAATCCATCAGTTCTTCGCGTCTCATGATGTCTCGCACCCATTTTAGGTCCGTAGAGGGTGCTGTGATTTGCCTGGCGTAGCTCTCCTCATACCCTGCCTTCAGTGCTGAGTTGAGAGCATCACCAAAGGACTCACTCTCCGGATTACAAAAGTATTCCTTGAAAAGAAGTCTCTTTGGGTTGCTGATATTGTTGTCACCCATACTATTCCTGGTTCATTTTTCTATTCTCCTCGAACTGCTTGGCAAAGCAACGAACGGCACGATTCTCGACCCACGTGTAGAGATCTGCGACTTCTTGCTCTGCTCGTTCCATTACGCGCGTGTTTGATCGTAGTCTCCCGTAATCGCGACGCTTGATAGCAGAACGGAACGCCATAGCAATTCCCTCCGCTACCGCGTCTGTCTCATAACAGAGTACGGCATTGATGTTTGTCATACTATTCCTCTCCCCCTTCTTCAAGTTTGCTCTTCTCTTCCTTCAACGTCTCAAATACTCCCATCAACGTTTCGCGGAATCCGGCTGTGAGATGATCTGCCAACCCGTCAAGGTCGCTGTCCGTCTCGAACACCACCGTCTCTGTAGGCTTGCCAGAGTTGTTGATAAGCATTACCCACGGCTTCTCACCGTTCATTGCCTGCGTCACCTGTACGTTTACTCCAAAATTACCAATCATATAGTTTTTGTTACCCTGTTAGTATAAATCAATTATAGCACGAACAGGTCAGGTTAGATGTGGACAACCCTCCCGTGTTCTTCTGCCCACTGTTTTGTAATAGACCCCTTCCTGCGCTCGCCGTGTTCGTTGTAGATAAGGTCCTCCACCTCCCCCGATCGTGACTGGGAAAC